TGAAGCAAACGTATCACACTTCCCCCAAAGCTTCCATTACCTTTTTCATGCGCTTGTTTAGCTTCCATGTGCCAGCACGCCAGCGGGCTGCATACTGGGCATCTTCCAAGTCCAAACCCTTCGCCATATACTGCTTAATCCACTTCGTCATAACGATATTTTTTAAATGAGGCCGCAACTGGCCAAAGGCAACCTGCTTCATGCAATCCCCCGCAAATTCCGCCTAATCTCCTTCTTCCACGTAGACATGGAGCCAGACAGGGCCGTTGCAGCGTCAGACGCCATAGTTAAACACAAAGCGTCAGCCAAATCGGGAGACTTCAACCCACGCTTGCGCATATCATCTTTACTCTCAGCTTTCATCTTACCGCTGGGCGTAAATGCGTAACGTATTGACGTTAGCTCTGCCAGCAATTGATCATCATTCGGAATTTTGCACGATCTATCCTCAAGCCAACCCTTCGTCTTAAACCAAAGCTCCGCCCGCAAATTCATGTAAGTACCGCCCATTGCAGGTGCCTCACCCACGTTAATGCCACGAACAGGAGCGCCAAGCTCACGCAATCTATCCACAACACCACCGCCAACACCAATGCTATCAACAAGTATCTCGCTAGGCCGCATAGAGGGCGATAAGCCCTCGTATTCGGCCATCACACGCCCAACTGTCTGCATTAAATCCAAACCCTGCCATGACGAAATTTCAGTCACAACATTGCCGTACCGCTTACACAACGCAGTCTTATCCGCACCAAAGCGCGCAACGTCCAAGCCCCATATAGGCTTCGCGTCAGGCGTAACCTCAATATCGCGCTTAATTGCGCTGTCAGCCAAGTGAAACGGAATAATCGTATCATCATCCGCCATTGGGAACTCGCCCAGCACACGAATGCGAAACGCATTGCTCTCCTCGCCGTACCTAGCACGCATCTCATCAACAAACTCTTCAGACACAAGCGGGCTATCAACGCAGGACCATCTGCGCGTCCACCAAGATGATGCCATACGTGTTTGGCTCTCAAAGAACGTACCAGACGAACGCGTCGGGTTGGACATGAGTATCGTTGTTGCAGCATGACCAGACATTGAGCCAGCAGCAGCTTCAAACACCTTCTCAGGCACACCAGACGCCTCATCCACAACCAGCAGAACATTCGCTGAGTGAACCCCAGCCAAGGCTTCAGGCGTTTCTGCGCGTGACGTTCTGGCCGAAATAAAAGCCTCAGATGACGCAGCAGTAAGCTCTACGCGGTCAGCCTTAACAGTAAGCAACACCTTGAGCTGGTCAGGCAGCTCGTTAATCCAACGCTTTAACTCGGCAAATAAAGCATCAAACAACTGGCCAGACGTAGGCGCAGTCACAACAACCTTGTTGGGAAAACGCAGCAAAACAAACCAGAGCATAGCCCATGATGCAGTCGTGGATTTGCCCGTACCGTGGCCAGACCTCACAGACATCTTGCGCTCGCCCGTAGCCAAGGCATTGAGAAACTCAGCCTGATACGGGTATGGTGTAGCGCCAAGCACCTCCGTCACAAACAATGCAGGATCATCACGGTAACGCAGCACAAACTCTTCTAGTGGGTTATCTTCAGTCATCGGTCACATCCTCGTAATCAACGTCAATAGCGTTAGCCTCACGCTGCCGGTCCTCAGCATCAATCGCGGCAATATCTGAATTAACCTTGCGCAACGCGTCTAGGTGCATGTCGCTCACAGATATGGTCACGTTGGTCTGGGGCCGATTCCCGTACCGCTCCTGATTGTATGAGCCTGCCATAAACTTGCGCCACTGAACCTTCTCGCGCGTGGCAGCAATCTCCTGCGTTGTGCTTTGGCCATCAAGAGCGTCAACCATAGTCAGACCCTCCTCAACCAGCGCATCAGCGGATTCCTGACGAGCCTTGACCAACGCATCGTAATACTCAGGCACACTCTTGAGCGAGGCACTGAGGTACTGGCGGCTGCACCCATAGTCGGTGGCAATTTGCGCCAGTGTGCGACCTGAGCCAACCTGATCTAACACGTATTCAGCGCCGCCTCGCTTTTTGACGTCCTCAAGGATGCGCCTGCGTAAAGCTCTGCCTGCCATTTGATGTACTCCTGTTTTATATTTTTTTTACATGGTTTAGTGCATGTATGGCAATGGGGTACAGGGGGGTGTCCCGTGTGTGTGTTTTGTATAATAATAATAGTACCCCCAGAAAAGCGAGATGGGGGGGGCAAATTCAGCATATAGGTAAGCATTACTGACCTACTTAATATAGGTAAGCATTACTGACCTGTCTAACATAGGTAAGCATTACTGCCCTAATGATTGACAAGCTTAGGGCTGATCAGTACGCGCCCGGATATGTGTGTCAGTGTCAGGCTGTGTGATGATGTATGTATTTCTTCACACTATCTCACATTAGGTCTTGCACTATGTATATCGTTCGCATATATAGGTTGTACAAGTAGACAAACAAAGGAACAACACAATGAACAACATCACTGACACCTATGACACCGATTATCACGCCGGATACCTAGTTATCACTGACAAGGCCAACAGCTCAGAGCATCGCGTTCAATTGCGCAATAGTAATGGCCGCAACGTCACACAAGCGCAATTTAAATCAGGCATTGCTTCACACGGTTTTGAACGCGCTTGTCAGACATTCATCAAGCTTGCAGCAAACTAATCACAACACAAACAAGGAATTAATCAAATGCAAACAATTACCGTAAAATACCTAGGCGAAACCGAAACCCTTGGCGCTCGCTATAAGGCTACCCATTCAGGCGCGTTTCGTTCGATCACAATACCTACGGATTTCTCGCTAGATAACTCAGACGATAATTACCTTGTCGCTGCAAAACTGTTAGCAGACGCGTTAGGCTGGGAAGGTGACTACATTGGCGGACACATCAAAGACGGTATGATCTTCGTAAACGCCGCGCCGCTGTATTCCTTCACCGCAGAACGCGGGGTTGCATAATGACTAGCCGCCAACGTAAAGCCCGCCAAGCCCGCAACACCATGCTTTCCAACCTAGCCATAGGCGCGGTCATGGGTATCGCTGCAAGCGCCGCCCTATACCTTCCCATAATCTTGAACACATAAGGAGCAACGCAATGAAAAACCTTGAAACACTGAAGGCCGAATTTGATGCGGCTGACCTTGCAAACTGCGCTGGCACTAAGGCTGAAATGAGGGCCACGACCGAACGTTTCGTTAGGGCGCGCGATGCCTATCACGCGGCTTATAAGCAAAGCCTAATAACATGAGAGTTCTGGTCGCCTGTGAATACTCTGGCACTGTTAGAGACGCGTTCATCAAGCAAGGTCACGACGCTATGTCGTGCGACCTGCTACCGACAGACAATGACGGCCCGCATCATCAAGGTGACGTTTATGATATGTTGAAGCAAGATTGGGATTTGATAATCGCTCACCCGCCTTGCACGGCGCTTACAGTTGCTGGCAATAGCACATACGGCGAAGGCCAACCAAAATATGCTGAACGTCTTGCTTCCGTTGAATGGACCGTTGATTTATGGAAAGCCATGAAGTCCGCGTCGCCCCGCGTTTGCATGGAAAACCCTGTTGGCGTTTTGCGAAGGCTTGGCGGAATGAACGCGCCGCAATTTGTTCAGCCTTATCAGTTCGGACACATGGAGCAAAAGAAAACAGGCTTGTTCCTGCACGGCCTGCCAAACTTGCAGGAGACCAGCAACGTATATGATGAAATGATGAAGTTGCCAAAGAACCTGCGCGAACGCCTGCACTACTTGCCGCCATCGCCTGACCGATGGAAAATTCGAAGCACAACATACCAAGGCATAGCTGACGCAATGGCGGCGCAATGGGGTAAGCAATGACGTATTTCTTTTTGCTAGTCCTAACGTACACATTCGACGGCACAACATACGTTTCCCAAATAGCGTTCAAGGATCAACCAAGTTGCGCTAATGCAATGGATGAAATATTCCCCACGGTTCGCGCTGAATATCACGACAGTATGGCTCAGTGTACGGCAACAGATACGCCATCAGGGTTCAACATCCGGCCGCGATCACGTCCAACCAAGTAAATCAAAGCCCTGCAATCATGTGGGGCTTTTTTTTATTCAGTGGATTGTTTCGCCGCTAAGCATGGGGCTGTCATTCAGCCCATATAAACATTCAGCCAGCGCTTGCAGCATTATTTCAGGCTCTGCCCCGTCCTGCATGCGCTGTCCTACGTAATCTGCAAGCAAGTCCAACTCTTCATCAGCTTCTGGCCCGTCTGAGCAATTCTCAAGAAGTATTTGAAATTCGATCGGGAACCCCATTTTTTCACCTTATGTAAAAAGCGCTAGACGACTGTGGGAAGCCGCCTAGCTAGTTGTGCGAGCCTATATGTAGGGAGGACACCCGCATAACACCCATACCGCCTTGTGCGGCCTTATATCAAGCCCCTGCATCATTTACGCTTGCGCTTCACAACATTAAGCATCCCAACCTTTCGGGTTATGATGGCCGCACGTTGTTCAGTAGTCCAGCGCGGCAATGTCGGATCAAACTGTCTTCGGTTTGCAAATCCCTCTAATTCGCCAATACACCGGCAAGCGTTCAGCCGATCGTCAAACCCTTGCAACCGTCTCGGCTTATGCGTTCCGGCAGAATGGACAATTGCCCGGCCTGATTTGATCCCATGATCTACCCAAGCTTTGATCTTTTCTATTCTATCTTGAACCATCTTATCCCTCCTGTTCTGCCCAAGGTGTATGATGTAATAATAAAGTGTGTTTCACACACTTTCTTACATTCATACACAGACACCCGATTGTAATATTAGTGTAATAATAGCGTAATAATTGTAATAATCACAGCCTCAAACCCCTTGTTTATATAGTCCGGCAATTCATACACAATTCATACAGCGGCCCAATTCCCTCAAGCCATAGTTTCTGCCGCGTAAAGCGCAATTAGCACCGCTTCGGCCCGCCCATCATCGCGAACCCTGCTAAACTTTGACGCAAAATCCGGGAACCTTTGCATCGCCAAACCCCGGCTCACACCCTTGTTACGGGTCAAGTTAAAATGCTTCTTCCATTTTGCTGGCGTTACATAATGCAGCGGCAGCTTGCTTGCTGCGGCGCAAGCCTCGACAACCCCAAGCCCCTGCCCGAACCTGAACATGCTGGATACGCCTTGACCGGGCATAGCTCCAACTTGCTCAATTACAGCCAGCGATTTGCCCGAACCCTCGTTTGCGAGGATGTCCAGCACACCGTGAGGGTTGATGATCGTCTTGCCCTTTGGGTTCTTCATCACGGGCATATCGTGAACCTCTATCGTGTTGCTGCCTGGCCAATACAGGGCAATGGCTCCTGAGAAACCCGGATCTATGCCATATATCAGCATTAGTCTGCCGCCGGTGCTTTGGCTTCAACCAACGCACTAGCCTTTTCAATCGCAGCGCTGCGCGTAAATGCGCTGAAGCTTAGGCCGAGTTGGCGTGCGGCACTGCTGATTTGCTGTTCTGCCGCGTCGCTAAATCCGATTAGCTTTTTCTTGTCAGTCATTGGTATTCCCCTTTTTATGTTAATTTGACTATATATTGTGGGGATATGCTTGCAAGTGAAATAAGCTATTGCAAAGATATTGCGGTTCTGATTTAAGGTAGGCACACACAAACAAGGAGTTTACGACATGACCGATTTACACAAAACACCGGAGTTCTGGGGAAAGATTAAATGCAAGTATATTGCACGCGGTAAAGACCTAGACGCACTTGGCAGCGATGAGCGTGAAGCGCTAGACGACTTATTCCATTCAAGCACAAGCCTTTCCGAGTCCGTTGATTATTTCTTGGACCTTGAATATGACGATTTGGTTGTCTTCATTCGGTCCGCTGAATTGCTTTCAGAGACATTTGATTGGAACCCGTCTTTTGACGGTTTTTGCGAGGACAAGCGCTGCATATCCAAAACGTCTTCAGAGCTTGCCGCGCTTATTCAAATGCACGATGCCCGCCTTTCATTTCGCCAATTCAAAGACTTTGGCTCTATTTCTGGCATGATATTCCATTACCTCAAGTGTAAGCCCAACGAGTACCAAATGGAACGCTTTGCTGAACACGGCATTACATGGAAGGGCGAAGTCGATGACCGTTAATATTGATTTGCCGGACGTAACCATTGGCGCGATGATGAAGCTTACAGAGACTGATCGCCAGCTTATTGGCACGCCTGACTACATGGGGCTTGCTTGGTTCTGGAAATTCTCCAACCCGCAAAAGCAAGTGTTCTCAACCGCGTCCATTAAAAACCGCCGCAAGATACACAATGAGTACTTGTCGCAGGGTTTAGACTTGGACGGGGATAGCGGCATTCATCGCATGATTGTCCATCGCATTTTGAAGGATTAGACAAAACCTACATAGGGTTTTGTCCAACGCAAAACCCCTTTAAAACAAGGCTAAAATCATGCTCGTTAAGCTTTCACCAAAGGAAATGTCCAAGTGCAATCAGGCCGCTGCGTTACGCTGGCAGCTTGCTAGGGCTTCAGGCGTTGTGAACCAGCGGCGAGACAATGGGCGAAGCGATGCTGATTTGGATTTGCTGGGTGTTAAAGCGGAGGTAGCCGTGTCCAAGGTTTTCAACCTTGATCACGACTATTCCATGGGAGTTGATGACGGCCATGACCTTTGGCTTGATGATATTTCTGTCGATGTGAAGGCCACGTTCCACAAGGGCGGGCGTCTACTGTTTAAGAAAAAGGAGGCATTCAAAGCAGACTGCGCGGTGCTGGTCTGTCAGATACGACCAGACCAATTCAACGTGGCAGGATACGCGTCTAAGGCCACGTTTATGGATAAGGCAATCGAGATGGATTTAGGCCACGGCAAAGGCTGGGCTATGGATCAAAATAAATTGTCACCACTTGAGCGGCTATGGTTTGCCGCGAGAAAATCAAACTTAGAAATCTAAAACAAGGAAGTAAATAACGATGATAAATCTCATAAAGATAAACACAATGTTTCTGGATCATTTCTCTGGCTTAAATGTCGGTTTGCAATCGGATCACATAACCGTATTCAGTTTCATTTGCGAGACTAGGGATTGCGAAGGCATGACCCTCAAAGACCTGCAAACGGCGATGTCTACTAATCAAGCTAGAATGCACAGGGTTACATCAGCGCTTCAGGACGCTGGATTACTGAAGCTAGTTAGATGTGAGCGAGACTTGCGACAAGTAAAGGCATCCCTTAGCGAGAAAGGCATCGCATTTGCCGAGGAGGTAAGTGCGCTCCTATCTCCCGAACATCCAGATGCGGTTGTGGAGTTGAAGGGCAAGATGGCTAGGATTATTGGTAAGGTGAAGCGTGAAAAGATGATGCTTGATAATCGCAGGAAGATTTCATCTTCAAGCGATTTCTCAGACCGAAGAAAAGCTATCGCTCAAGTCCTGAAAGATCGCGGAGAAACATTTGTTGAAGTTGGCCAGAACTATGCTCGAACAAAACGCGGCATAGTTAGCTCACCTGTTCTCTTGAAGCGCTCTGAAGCCTCAAGCGTTGGGCAGCTAATAGACTTCATCCGGGATCGAAGCGACCATGAATATGAGAAATTAATGACACCAACCCCAACAAATAGGGGCAATAGGAGCAATAAGGCAAATAAGAGAATCAGAATTGCTTAAACATATAAATAAGGAATTACAAATGTTAGCTGAAGTAATCATAACAAACGTCCACAAGCACAACTTCGCTTTTGGTCATGCCGTTGAACCAATAAACGAGCAAGTCTTTATCCCCTCACACGTTATTGAGGGGATTGATCTAAAACCGTCTGACATTGTTGAGGCCACACTGGTCCCCAATTACGCAGACAAGTCCAACTCAGGCACGAAATACATGGCCGTAAAGGTTTCATTATTAAATACCCCTGAGTTAAATATGATTGACAGCGTGGAAACGTCGCAAGAAGTGGATTTTAATCAAGTTGAGACTGAAACCCAAGACCTGACCCGCGAGCAGCTAGACAAATTGGTGTTGGATTTCATTTATGAAACCGCGTATTGCACCACGTCAGAGATTAGCCAAAACTTAAATATTCCGCATAAGTCTGCTGGCAACTCGGCTATGCGGGCCTTTAGCAATGGCCTTATAGGCAAGGCTGAGGTTTATGGCAGGGTAGGGCTTCAACGCCCAACATTCCTAATGTGGGCCAAAGAAGCGAATCGCTTCATTGACTTTACGTAATACCGGATTTCAGTTGCACTTTGCACTTGAATATATGAAATATATATGCAAACAATCATTAAAGGGGTAGAAATATGGAGTACGATTGGGAGAAAGATGTTGATTACGATTTCATTCAGGAAATAATTGACTACGAGCTTCCAGAAGGAATTGTATTGGTGGGCCTTGCTCTTGCTAATATAGATAATGTTGAGGGTTGTCTTATTGCCGACACTCGCTGGGTTGGCGGAGATATAGCGCAAATGGACATCTGGAAGGACATTGATGGTGACGCAGAAAAGTATTATCGAAGATGCCTCGAAGCAAGCAGGGCAAACTACGAAAAGAGAAAAGCAGATAAAAAGAAGGGAACACAATAACAATGATTACATCTGACAAAATGTCCAACGAGCAATACCACGCCCGCCCGGCGCTTGGTTCATCATCAATCAAAACAGTAGCCACGAAGTCGCTGGCGCATTGGAAAGGTCAGGTTCGTAAGGAAAGTCCTGCTTTTGCATTGGGCAGCGCTGTTCATGCCGAGCTGCTAGAACCTGAAAAGCAATTGCTTGTTCGCGGGCCAGATACACGGCGCGGCAAAGCATGGACCGAGGGCAAGGCTGAAGCCGAAGAGCAGGGCAAGATATTCCTGACTGAAGCTGATTTCGATCTAGCCAAAGAAATGTCAAACGCTTGCCTTAAGAACCGCATGGCAAACCATTTGCTCACCAACCCCCAGATGATTGCCGAAGCATCGTTCTTTGCCACATGCCCTGAGACTGGGCTGGAGCTAAAGACGCGACCAGATGGCATCATCATGGACTCAGGACTTGTGCTGGACATCAAAAGCACAATGGACGCCTCACCGCGCGGATTTGACCAGACGACACGCAAATTCGGCTACGACTTGCAGGCAGCACATTATTTCTATGTACTGAGCCTTTGCGGCGTGCGTGTGGAAAACTTCATTTTCATCTGCATCGAAAAGGATAAGCCACACGTCACCGCGTGCTATGAGCTTTCCGAAATGTATTTACAGCACGCCCATAATCGCCTTATGGACACGCTGCGCCTAATTCAGAAGGCTGAAGAGGACGACCACTACGGAACGCAGTGGCCAGACCTCGGCACCGTCCACCTTCCTGCGTGGATGGATAGCTCCGAAGCCTTTTAACTTATCCCAGCGTAGGGGTGCTACGCATACTATAAGGAGTTGCACATGCAACATATGCTAACAGGGGTCACAGCCCGCTATCCACGGCTCAACTCGACCTATAAGTTCGATACTTACGAAAACAAATCGGTAAAATGCGACGCTTTCGATGATGGCGCAGCATACGAAATGTCTTTCGTTATGTCAGATGAGACATCCAAGGAATTGCACAACTTGTGCATGGACGCCTACAAGAACGCGTCTGCATTGGATGCGAAGCGCAAGTGGCCTGAAAAGCCATCCATGCTTCCATACAAGCGCAACGACGAAGGCGAAGTCGTCGGTAAGTGCAAACTTAAAGGCGCATACGGTGGCGACAAGACACAGCCACCAAAGCAGGTTGACGCAGCACGCAATAAGCTGCCGGATGACTTCATGCTGACTACAGGAAGCAAGTGCAACGTCGCAGTTGTGATTGTTCCATACAACACGGGCAGCATTAACGGCGTATCACTTCGCCTGCGCGCTGTGCAGGTTTTGGAGCTTGCAGAAATGCAGGGTGCGGATGATCCATTTACCGCAGTCTCTGGCGGCTTTACCGCCAGCACAGCGAATCAAAACGATGATCCGTTCGGACTGCCCGCTATATCCGCTACAACTGCTACACCAGCAGTCGATGATTTAGAGGATTCCATTCCTTTTTAGATTTGACGCAGTATGGGGGTAGCAACTTCGATAGGTTGCTACCCCTTAACAAAACAGGAAGCTATGAAAGGAAACGCAATGGACCACACATCCGACACCAAGTACCCGACAGCAAGCTGGGGTGAATTTGGGAATGTCATCATTAGCAATTTAGACCTGAAGAAGACAGCGCAGGGTGAATACCACGGCCCATGTCCATCTTGCTCAGGCACAGACCGCTTCTGGATCAAAGAGTTCCAAGGCGAAGTTATGGTTAATTGCCGCAAGTGCAATGACTACAAATCCATTAAAGATAGACTGCGCGATTTGTCCCTATGGCCAGAGCAAGGCCATACTCCGCAAGTCGCACCCAAGAAAAGCGAAATAGATTGGCCAGAGCGTGACCCCATGAATAACCACCCATACTTGGAAAAGAAGCGCCTCAAGCTGCACAATGCAACGATTGACGGCGACAGGCTTTCCATCCCCGTCATTGACCCGACAGGACGCAGGGTTGGTGTTCAGTTTATCGACGCAGATGGCCGCAAGAAGTTCTCATATCAGCTACCTGTCGTCGGCAACTTCAGCGTCATTGGTGGCCCGGTTAAAGACTTCGCATACATCGCTGAAGGTTGGGCTACTGCCGCCAGCATTTATGAGGCCACTGGGAAGCCCTGTGTGTTTGCACTGAACGCGGGCAACATAGTTCCGGTAGTCGAGGCACTCCAGAAGGCTAAACCCTATGCGGAGCTGGTT